ATACCCTATGAAAACCGCCTCTATTCTATCTATTGTACTATTATTCTCTATTAGGGTCTTAAAACTGAAAAAAAGAAGAAATAAAAAGAAAAAGTAAAAGAAAGAAAAGAATATATAAAGGAATAGGGAAAAAATAAAATCACTTGAAGCACTCAAAAAGTTTTTTTGTGCGTGTCAACTTTTTTGTGCAAATTTGAGATATGGAAAAAAACACAACATTCACCCTCAAATCAGATTTCGAATTTACGAATTTCGTTTTCACCACTGAGGGGTTTGAGGTTTTTGAAATCCACTTGAATTGAATTTTTTATTTTGGCAGGAGGAAGACCAACAAAATACAAACCCGAATATTGCGATCAAATCATTAGCTATTTTAGAGAAGGTTGGAGCATAGCAGAAATTTGTTTGGAGATTGATATTTGTGAGAAGACATTCCTAAATTGGGTCAATACAAAAGACGAGTTTTTACAAGCCAAAAAAAAAGGAGTGTTTTTTTCTGAGGGTTGGTGGATGAAACAAGGCCGATTAAATCTCAAAAATAAAGACTTCAATTCTACACTTTGGTACATGAACATGAAGAACCGTTTCGGTTGGAAAGATAAGCAAGAGACGGATATTACAACAGGAGGCAACCCAATATCAATAAGCCCTATTAAGTGGACCGATGGAAGCGGTTCAGATTAGTAATAAATACAAACCTCTTTACACGTCCGATAAGCGTTATTTTTTGGTTACGGGTGGGCGTGGCTCTTTGAAGTCAACAACAGTACACGATTACATTTGCAGACTAACGTATGAACCTGGACACGGTGTCTTGTTTACACGTTACACAATGGCAAGCGCTAAACTATCAATCATCCCTGAGTTTGAAGAAACATTAGCCCGTAACGGATCTAGAAATGACTTTTACATCACAGCCAATAAGATAGTAAACCTTAGGACTCAGAGCTTTATAATATTCTCAGGAATCAAGACAAGCAGCGGTGACCAAACGGCAAACCTTAAATCATTAGCAGGGATTACCACATGGGTAATTGAGGAGGGTGAAGACTTCATTGATGAAAAGGCATTTGATAGGATTGACGATTCGATCCGATCGACTATGCATCAAAACCGTGTGATATGGATTCAAAACCCAAGCACACGTGAGCACTTTATTTACAAGCGATGGATAGAGGGCCATAGTCAAAAGACTGATTGCGAGGGCTACAAAGTAACCGTGAGCAACCATCCTGACGTTGAGCATATCCATACGAGCTATCATATTGCTGCAAGGTTCGGTTACTTATCACCTTCGTTTGTACGCAAGGCCGAAATGGCAAGGGATCAGAATGAAGAGTGGTACATCCATAACTACATGGGCGGCTGGCTTGAAAAAGCTGAGGGTGTTATCTTTGACAACTGGACAGAAGGCTTTTTTGATGAGTCGCTGCCTTTTGTGTATGGTATGGACTTTGGGTATGTCAATGATGAAACAACACTTGTGAAAGTTGCAGTTGACAGCAAGAGCAAAACATTGTATTTGCATGAACTTGCATACAACAAGGCTCAAAGCACTCAACAGATTTGTGATATGCTTGAGGTGATGGTTGAGGGTAATGATTTGATAATTGCAGACTGCGCAGAACCTAGATTGATTGATGAGTTAGCACAGGCGCAATTTAACGTTGTGCCATGTGTAAAAGGTCAAGACTCTGTGAGGTTAGGAATTACAAATATGCAAGCTCACAAGATGGTAATTACAAGAGAAAGCGAAAATTTAAAAAAAGAATTAAACCATTACATTTGGAATCCAAAAGGCAAAAGCAACGTTCCAATCGACAAATATAACCATTTGATTGACGCGGCCCGATATGCTTTTGGAGAGCTTACAAACTTTAGTGACTTTTTTATTGGATAAAAGTTTATTATATTAGCGTTTTAAAGATTGTGAATGAGTTGGATTAATAGAGTCTTTGGAAGTCGAACATTTAATGCAACAGACCGTGACGCGGTATGGAAGCTGTTTGGTAGCTTTAGAGCTAATCAACTCGAAATGAACCCCAGTCAATTGCTTGACAAAGGGTACGAGGGTAATATTGACGTTTACTCTGTAATCAACAAAATTGTATTATCTTTAAAATCAGTGCCCTGGATCGTTGAGCAGAAGGATAAAGACGGAAATTTTGAAATACTAGAAGACACAACCTTGCACGAACTGATGGCAGCGCCTAACGTTGGCAAGGGTTACACATGGGGAGATATAAACGAGCAGATTTTAATTTACTTGCTTGCAAACGGTAATAGCTTTATGATTGGTGAATCTGGTTTTGGCTCACTAATCCAAGAAGTTGACGTTTTGCCAAGTCCAAGCGTTGACGTTGCAACGTCTGCAAATTTCTTCCTCCCTAACCCAAAGTACAACTTTAGACTAGGGGCACAACATAAAACATTTGAGCAAGAAGAAGTACAGCACACAATGTTGTTTAATCCTTTGTACGACTCAGTGCAAAATTCATTCAACGGACTAAGCGCTATACAAGTTGCATCAATGGCAGTGCAAGCAGGGAACGACCGTTGGGAGGCAGACGCAAATCTATTGCAAAACCGTGGGGCCATTGGTTTGATTACTGACAAAAGTAATAGGCCAATGACTAACGAGGAGTCTCAAGCAACACAAACGAGTTTTGATAATGACATTGGTGGTCCTCATAAGTTTGGCAAGGTCAAGGTAACAAATAAGGATTTGAATTATATTCAAATGGCAATGTCAAGCACTGACTTACAACTGATTGAGAAAGGTGTTGTAAACCTTCGGGCCATGTGCAATGTATTTGGATTAGATAGTTCTTTGTTTAACGACCCTGCAAACAAGACATTTAACAACAGGAAAGAAGCTGAAAAGGCTTTGTATACAAACGCAGCTATCCCGATTAGTGAAAAGGTTGCAACTAAGCATACAAAGTTTTTAGTTGAAAATCATTTCCCAGGTCAAAACATTAGAATGCGTCAAGACTTTAGCGGTATTGATGCATTACAAAGTGACAAGAAGACCGAAGCTGAAAAGGACAAAACAGAGATGGAGGGCATAAATATAATTATGCAGATGCCAATAACAGACGAGGCTCGCAAAGAGTTACTTATTGAGAAATATGATTTCAGTGATGAGCTTGCAACACAAATGACAAGACAAGATGATAGAGTTCAAGACTAGCAATATTAAAATAAAAGACTTTGACAGCGTATCAAGGCGCGTAAAAATTGGCTTGTCCAGTTTTGGCAACCTTGACTCTGACAATGATGTGATAACAATGGGCGCTTTTAGTAAGTCTATTCAAGAGCGTGGTCCTGAATCATTAGCAAATAGAAAGATTCAGTTTTTGCGCTATCATGACTTTGAGCATCAGATAGGAACATTTGAAAGCCTTGAAGAAACACACGATCACTTGATAGCTGTTGCAACGCTTGGCCGATCAACAAAAGGATCGGACGCGTTACTAGATTACGAGGATGGGGTGATCACTGAGCATTCAATCGGGTTCAATGTGGTAACAGATAAAACTTTCATCCGTGAAGATGCTGTGAGAGAGTTGCGCGAGTTGTTTTTGTGGGAAGGTAGCGCGGTGACATTTGGAGCAAACAGCAACACGCCCGTCTTCAATGTCGGCAAAGGCAACCGCACTGAATACCTGGAGAAGCTTAATAAAAAAATGAACGGCCTTATTAACGCGTTGAAAAACGGTAAGGGCACAGATGAAAGACTTTACCAAATCGAAATGGATTTGCGAGTCATTCAATCAAAATATAATTCACTCATCACTTTAGAGTCGGGCGTAATTGCACCACTTGAAACCAATGAGCCGAATGAGAAGAAGGAAAAAACAAATTTAACAACATTAAACTTTATTTAGAATGAAAACTTTTATAGCATTCCTTGAAGCTAAGGAAATTAGCCAAGAAGCGTTTGACGCATCAACGGCAGACAAAAAAGCTGAGTTATCACAAGAGTACAACGCAGAATTAAAAAGCTACGTCACAGGTCTTGAAAAAGAAATCTCAGAAAAAGCGGGTTCAGAAGAAGTTGCAGAATTGAAGTCACAGCTTGAAAAAGCTAACGAAGCAAGAACTGAGGCAATTGATTTACAAATGAAATCAATCAACGACTCTTTGAAAGTGCATGGTCTTGCATTGAAAAAGGTTCTTGATGGTGGAGTTGAATCAAAATCAATTGAGACACCAGGGCAACAAATAAGAAAGCAGCTTAGTGATAACAAAGATAAGATTAACACTTTAGTCAACGGATCAAAGAACGAATCAAAAGGAGCTGAATTTTCAATTGAAGTAAAAGACATTTCAATTGTTGGTTCTATCTCAGGCGGGAATGTACCAGTTGAACAAAGAATTGCAGGAGTAAACAACTTGCCAACTCGTCAAGTTAGATTGCTTGATGTAATTGCAAAAGGCACTGCAATGAGCAATGTGATTTCATGGGTGTTTGAAGCCTCTGAAATTGGAAACGTTGCAGGAACAGCAGAAGGAGCGGTTAAAAATCAAATCGACCTCACTTGGGAGGTTAGTTCTGAAAACGTAAAAAAACGGACTGCATTTTTCAAAGCAACTACTGAAAGTCTTGAGGACATTGAGTGGATGAATACTCAAATCAATGGTAATTTATTCAAAAGAATGGGTAAAGACCTTGAAGCGCAAGTACATGACGGGGATAACGCAGGCCAAAACCTTAACGGTTTAAAGGGTTTGGCCTCACCATTTGCCGCAGGTGTATTTGCAGGAGCGGTTGATAATGCAAATTCAATTGACGTATTAATTTGCGCAATGGATCAAATTGCTATTGCCGACC